AAAAGCGGCGATAAAGGCTACAAGCACAACCACTGCGAGTCTTTTAATGCTAATCGTATTCATCGTTCTAGGCTTCCTTCTATTTTGGCTACACGGCTTTCAAGTTTCCCTAGCCGTTCTTCTATACGTCTGACTTCACTACCCTGCGAAATAAGGCTATCAAGTATGTTGACTAACGATGTTTCTATCTTTACAAGCCTAACGATTAGGGCTGTGTATCCTGCGGCAATGCTTGTAAGCGTAACTAATATCTGTATACCGGCTGAGAACCAGTCTGGATTAATCTGCATATTCACCTCTACTTCACCGCCGGAGGTGCAACCGGAGGCGATTGATATGGACTACCTTCCATTTTAAGCGATGAATCTAACTGATTCCAAAGCCGCATTGTTGAGTCAAACCACCACTGTTGCCACAGTTGAATTCTCGCGGCAAGTGACGGGTCATCAAGGTTCTTCATTGCTAGTTTGTATGCCGCATATACTGGTAACGTATTACGCAACGTGTCGTCTGGAGCAAATACAGCATCAACAGACGTAGTGATTGTTGGGGGTAATCCAGCCCCATAAACTGTTATCGTAGAGGATGTAGCAACCGTTGGAAAGATGCCAATTGTTTGCGGCTGGCGTTTATACCAGTATGTAGGCAAGGCTGTAGTTCCACCATTTGGCAACGTCAATGTGCCAGTAAAGGTTTCAAAGTTTGGTTGCCATGCTCGAAGTCTTGTGTCAGATGTGTGTTGCAGGAATGAAGTCCCTACCGAGACACTCATTGGAAACCATATGGTTGTATTCGTTGTTAATCCCGATAGGTCAACTACCGTCCCAGTGTGTGCAGACTTAGTTCCGGAGACTGGAATGTACACACATGACCTAGCCATTTCTGCGGCGGCTTCATTGATAAACTGGTCTACAGTAGTTGTCGTATTGACAATACTTGTTCCGCCCGTACCGTCAGGCAAAGCACCAACTGGACTATTCCCAACGGCTCCAACTTCATTAAGTAAGAGGAGTGTGTCATTACGGAGGTCTGCAAGTGTAGCCATTACACCATCCTTGTGTGATACATAGCCGCGTAGGCCTCTACGTCGCCCAACCTGCGCTGATATTCCCCTAGGTAGATTTGCATCCCCGGTACGTCTCTGAGTTGCATAGCGCGTTGATATAGAACAGCGTACACAAGGCAATCATGCGCTACTTGTGGAAGCGGACACTCATGCTCTTCAGTAGGGACAGACGTATCAATAGTTCCATTGGCGTTGTACTGCCAGATATCGCCGGGTTGCATAAACCCTTCAAGCATAACCCCTGACGTAATAGCATTTGTTGGTGCTGGCTTGAACCTTATGCGATTCATTCCATAGATAACTACTAAGTCAGGGGTAGTGGCAGTTGTGTCATTGCGCCTTGAGTCAAATTCAACTGTTGACCAGTTCATTTGACGAACGCGTTTATATTCACCGTTATCCAAGAAGTAAATACCGCGCACCTTATATATGTCAGGCGCACAGTATTCATCTTGACCGGCAACTGTATCTAGATACCTGCGGCCAACCAGACAGTCGGTAGACCGTGCTATCTGGTTAGCCATTTCAATCAAGAGCAAGTCCAAGCCAAACGGGTCTTGGTCAGCACCTGTGTTAAACAGATGCCCACCAATAACTCGTATACGTTGTTTTAGATTTGCTCTTGTCATGTGCTTTTATCTAACTACAGGGACTGCGCGCCATCACGGCTAGTTACGAGACCAGCCATCTTGATGGTATAGGTCGGGCTTGTTGTTACTGCCGCACTGGCTGTGCCATTCAACTGAAACTGCCAATACTTCTTAGTAGATTTTACTGGAAGATAGTAAATGGTTGACGTGCTAACCGTAGTTGTTACGTTAACCACTGGACTAATATCAGCAACACCTGTGCTTAGGGCAAAGGATGTTGCATTAACAGTTGAGGTATCCGAGCCAACAATTTTAAACTGTGGAGTTCCGGCGTTTGTAAATGCACCAGCCCCAGTAGTAACAACAATCTTGGCATACAACTCAGAATCATTAAATACCCCGGGAAGGTCAGTCGACCCGGTTGCTGGTGTATCAGTCTGTGTACCAAAATCTGCCGCGGCTCCAAGAACCATATTTGGCGACGAGAATACGTCCGATACGGAACTGTAGGCTACACCACTTCCAATATCAATTGTGATAACGGTTTCCAACTTATTGGCAACCGCCGCTGACGTTACTCGCGGTGCGGATAGCGTACGCGACGTAAATTTAAACGATGCTTTAGCGTCTCTAGGCATTTTCTTATTCCTTCTTTATTAAGCCGAAACACGGACTTTCATGCGGGCTACTGCACGGGTGTGTGGAATCCACAAGCCAATTCCCCAGTCGAACACGACATTGTGCATAATGCCGTTTTCCTTGGAAAGGCCAAGATACTGTGGCTTGAATGGGCCACTCTGCCATCCCTGCACATATCCTGTTCCATAACGAACAGCGTAGATATGTGTACACTTACCTGCATCAGCACCTACACCGTTATTAAGGTTGTCTGCGATGATAGGCGTTGTACCGTCTGACTTACGTCCGACTGTCCGGATAGTAGCGTTCTTGTACTTCTCGACAGGACGTTGATACGAATCCTGCGTGATGTCAAAACCAGCACCAATACCCATGACACGGATGTTAAGTTCGATACGACGCTTGGTAGCCTCGTTCATATAAAAAACTACACCATCACCGTCTGGCGCGTTCATGTTGTCAAGGGTTTCTTGCATCTTGAAGATGAAGTTGTTTGCCGATGTAGCAGTGTTCTGGTACAGGTCACCATTTCCACTAGTACCACCCGTCAACGCCAAATCCATTTCAGATGGAATGTCGTAATCGGCTGGGTTATCCATGCGATAACTAAGACCCGGAAAACAGTCGATGTTGCCTGTTGCCGGGTTATTGTTCACGAATTTATCGTTGAAGTCATACGCAAAACCTTCAAGGAAGATTTGAACCTGTGCTTCGATTGGGTCGATGATATTCGTTGGCTGGTCGAGCAGTACGTGGTCAACAAGAATCTTGTTACGAATCAGGTACATCTGCTCTTCGTAGGACTTTGGACGACCCTTGACTGCTACTGGCTCAGAGTTTACGCCAGTCCAGTTTGGGGCTGGAATGCCGCTGTTGAGGTAGCGCATACCAACCTGCTTGAGGGAAGGGCTGGTATAGAGTGGGATGTCCTTAAGAGCATTCCATGTCTGATGAAGAGACTTTGTAATCTCTTTTACGAGTGGGTCATTGCTTAGAGCGGCGTGGTCTGCCAGCGTCAATGCACCATTGAAATCAATTGCCATTGTTTTTTACCTTAGATGTTTTGTCGTCCGCGTGAAATGCCCATTAACTGAGCAAGCGATTGTCGTCCACCTTGTGACTGTTGTTGTCCACCGTTTGATACTGCTGGTCGTGCAGTCTGTGAGTTATTCGTCGGCGTGGGAGCAGTACGTCCGGCTTGTAACTTTGACAGGAGTTGCGGAACCAGTGCCTTAGAGAGTTTTTCAATCTGTTCGTGAATCACACGGGCGGCTACATCTGGCTGAAGTCCATTAGCGATAAGGCTATCCACCGCTTCTGGATTTTGTTTAGCCAAAGGATACTGATTGATAGCAGTGGTTTTCTGCTGGTCAATCATGAACTGACTAACCTGTGACATTGCCTGTTGATATCTAAACCGCTCCAACTCGGCTTGCATCTGCAAGTTACCGGTTGTTGGGTCGACTAGTTCTTGGGCCTCAAGTTCACGATATCGGTCAACAATCTGTTGTTCTTGAGCCTGTTGCTGTTGCTTGATTATGGTCTGACGAAGGTCATCCGCCGAATTAAATCCTTGCCGCTCAAACTCCTGAATGACATCGCCCCACTTTGACAAACGCTCGTTTGCATTGCGGGCCTTATCGTTGACTTCCTTGAACCTGTCGTATGGAACAGGGTTTAGGTCGTCTTGCACCTGTGGTTCACTGGTAGGTTGTTCAACCCCCAGCAAGTCATATACGTCATATGACTCTTGGACACCCTGTGTATTTACGTCTTGGGCGTATGATGTGGGCTCGACGTTTTCCCGCACCATGTCCAGAATGGCACTTCCAGCACCATTGTTGTCTGAAGCACCCGTCGGCGAATCGGGCATTTGTGTCGCCATCTCTTCTGACATTTGAATTATTGCTCCCTATTGTTACTTATTGCCAGTCTTTTGCTCTGTCTCAGGGAAGATATTTTTCTCAATACTCTTCTGTGAGATGGAAACCATTGACTTAGCCGCGTCATTCTCTTGTAAGAGTTTTGACCGCTCCCGCATCTTTTGGATATCGGCTTCAAGTTTTGCTCCCTGTTGCGCCTGTATCTTTGTGATATCGAGTTGTGTACGCATCTCTTCGGCCTGTGGGTCAAAGTTAGATGGTGGTGGTTGTTGTTGTGCCTGTGCTTGCTCCATAGCAAACGCTTGCATCTCTTGCATCTTCTGTTCTTGTTGTTGCAGGTGTTCCATAATCATGCTGGTCTCTGGCAACTTAAGCATCTTGATAACAAGCATATTGGTCGACGGGTCTGCTGGGTCTCCAAACAATCCCATCTGCCTGAACGCCATTAGTTTTTGGAGTTTTTGGTCTGGGCTATCTTCCTGAGCAGAACCCGGAACGTATTCAATGCGGTACTGACCGCCTTCACGAATGTGGTCGAACGAAATAACTCCAGTTCGTAATTCGTCGGCGGGTGACCTTCGTTCCTCCATTTGTCCGACAAATGGGGCAACCCCAAACTGTGCGGTAAGGGCAACTTCCCATTCCTTGATTTTGGCATTGCTAATCTCAATGTCTGCACGAATATAACTATGCTGAGTGTTGTCTGCGCGTTGCAATAGCCGTACGGATTCCGCAGGTGTACCGGCCTGTGCCATGCCTTGCGACACGTCATGAAGTCCAGCAATGTCCATCATGTCTTTTTCAAGCATCTGCAACATCGGATACAGGTCTTGCCCGATACCCGGCGCACGTTGAATCATCGGTGGCTGTGAGGCTTGATTGTAGTAAATCTTTCGATAGATACGACTTGAATCATCTACACCATCAGATTGATTGTTGAATGCATCCGCACCAATGCCTGACAGTTTCTGAACCATGACGTAGTCTTTTTGGTTTTCAAACTGTTCCTGCATCCTTGAATAGATGCGGTTGTATGTCTGTTGCAATGGACACAGGTCAAAGCCTAGTGAGTATCCGTATGTGGTTCCGGAACGTGGTTGCCATCTAAGCGGGATGAAAGGGAACTCATCCTTCTTTTCATACAACCAATCTCCTGCATAAAGGAGACACGTGTTTGTGCTGACGATGTATCGACCATTAGGATACTGTTCGTTGGGTTTTTCCCAGTATTCATAGACAATGGCCGCACGTCGTCGGCTTTCAATTTGGCCAAGGCGTGCAGTGCTTGCAGGAACCCAGCCGTTACCGCTACCGTTTCCACCTTCAAGGTACGCATCAACATACGAGCCGTTTGCTCCACTGATTGCATCTGCCGTAACACGCTTTCCGTTGTCACCATAGTTATCTACAAACCACGACAATGGACGCACGGACGCATGAATCATGTAGCGGATGTCCTCATCACGCTTTGCTGTAGGGTCTACGAATACGTCAAAGGCAGGAAGAATTTCTTCACGGACATCCCCAATAGCCATCTGTTGATAGCCTTGGATTTCACCAGTCATAGGGTCAAAGAATGGAACTGTCTGAATGCCCTTTGCATCCCAATACACTTTCAAGTATGACGTGCCACAAACACAAGCCCAGCGCACACGTTCTTTTAGTTGCGTCTCTCGCTTGAACTTACGATTAAAGTGATTACAGATGATATTCGCTTCATCAGATGCATCTTGGTCTCTACGTGTGTCTGACAATGGAATGGCATATGCATCAGGGCTTACCTGTGTAAGTTTACCGACTACACCATCAATCAATGGCCGCATCTTCTGAACAGTGATGTATCTATTGAGTTCTGTATTGTTCTGCAACGATATTAGGTTACGTGTCTGGCTTGCAATACGCATCCATTGCCTACCCTCAAAGAAGGCAGTAGCCAACGCCCACTCTAGTTCCATCTCTTGACGCGCTCGATAGGATGCTTCAAATGCATTTTTAACAAACGTAACAATTAACCGTTGTTCGTCGCCTTCTAATTTAGGGCTTCGCTTCCACTCTTGCGCGTTGTGGTCAAGAGTAAGGTCGTCCTCATTGACTAGGTCGTAGTCTGTTCCCTCAAAGGAACCGGGCGTACCTTGTTTTGACGGGGCCTTCAACGCAGTCATCTTTGGACTGTTTGGGCGCAATTTACCAACCAAGTCACCAAGCAAGTCTCCTAATGACATCAGATGTATTCCTTCACGTTTTGCTTACGTGGACTGTTACGTCCAGATATTTCAAGTAGTACCTGCAAGTTATTGATAAATATATACAGTTGAATGCAGTTTACAATCAATGTGAGCAACAGCAACCATTCAAGAAGCATCATATCCAGTCACGCTTTCTGTCTTCATTTAGCCATGATGGCCGGTCAATACGCTTCTTCTCTGTTTCAGGACAAGCAACCGGATACTCACGCCACATTAATCCATACCTGAATGAGTCGATAGCGTGGTCGTTTTTTGTGCCACGGTCAAGTTCTTCTGGGTCACGCGGGTCTGCCATTGCCTTACTAAGTTCTTTAATTAGGTTTGGGCAGTTTCTAGTAATGCGTAATTTTGGAACACCTACACCATCTACCATATGTGTTTTGGTAAGCCATTCCTGCACACGTCGCCATCCTGCCTTACGGTCTTTGACTGCACGTACAGCAGGTAACCCACGTTCCCACCAAATCTCTACAGGGTATTCACCAATGCGTTGTTGAATGTTTTCCGGTGGAAAGGTATTAGCCCAGTCAAACGCAATAGCCTCAAGGCGTGTATTCCACTTAGCATCAGGGAATCGCCTATCAATAGGCTCTGCCATTCCACGTGAACGCAGTAGGTCTAAGACAAGTTGCGCTTGCGATGATGAGACATGACCCTTTTCATATATTTCACCTACGACGTAGATGTTCTCTTTATCGTCTGAGGCATAAAGCAAGAAAGCACAAGGCGCACCTGTACCAAAGTCATGACTAGCCCAGACGCGCCACCATGGCTGTACGTGGACATTATCAATGACGTGCCACGGTTCACCCTCTGGCCCGTATTCCCTGAAGTCAGGGAAGAATAGACCACCTACACCAACCTCATGTTGGCATTCACGCAGGAACGATATTAGACCAAAGTCATCTATCTCACGCTGGCATATCTCAACAGACTTATGACTCCACGTAGGAGTGCCACCAGTAATACGATAACCAATACGTCCATCTTCTTTTTCATCCGTCGTATATGTAAGATTTTGTATAGCCGGAACGATAGGTGACTGTTGCCTATTCTGCAACATATCAACCTCACCACTTAGTACTTTTGACATCACACTATTTGCGTGAATACGGTTCTGTACAAAGACAATAGCGCAGTCAACGCTTTTAGCAGGAAGGATGGTCTGGGTGATAGTTGCTATCTTTTTATCGACGCGACCAACACTATCGTCAAGTTCATCAATGTCGTCAAAGATAATAAAATCAGGACGTAGGTAATCCAGTTTGACACCACGTGCGCCTGTGTCGAGGCCAAACGCCAGAACATTAAACCCATTAGCAGTCCGTAACTTACTCGCATTCCAGCCTTTACTGAATCCATATTTATTGACGGCTCTTTCTATGCCACAACGCTCCATGGTTGTCGCAATATCTTGTACGTGACGGTTAGCCGCTTCCTGTGTTGCACAGACGTATAAGAGGAATCGTCTTGTAGCACGAACCGCAATTCGGCTTGCAATAAGTTCCATCGTAGTAGACTTACCGCCACCGCGAAACCAACATTCAATTAGTGCTGGAGGTGGGTCTTTTTGCTTTATATTGTCTGCCCATTCCCATGCACGTATATGATGTTCACCTAGCGGCGATGATGCGGCGTGTGGTGCATATGACTTAAGCCAATGCCTGTAATCTAATTCTGCACCATCACTAGGATAAGCACTACCACTATCAAAGTCACCAACCTGTATAGTTTGCTCGAGGTCGTCTAATGCGGCCTCAAGCAAAGCAAGTGATAGGTCTTTATCTGGCCTAACGTACTTCTTAAATGCCTTTGGAACAAGGCGCGTATTTACGTTAGTCTTCTTCATCAACAACCTCTACATCAATAATGTTTTGGTCAGCATCAGTCTTGTATGTTTTAAGTAACTTAGCAACACCCGATTTGATAGCGTGCAAGTCATCAGCATCGCGGACAGACGCTTTGATGATAGATAAGAACTGATTGATAAGGCTATAGGCTTGGTCTACCTCAAGGGTATAGGCCTTAGCATGAACCATACGTTGCTCAGATTCAACAACACCAACACGCCTAGCAATCAATTCAAGAACTTCATCTGTTGCTTTGACAGAGTTAGCACCTTCAGTCAGCATTGACCCTAGTACTTTAAATGACTCTTGAAAGGCCGGTAAATCACCTGACTTGTAATCACGTGCGGCAGATAGATATGTTTCCCGTAGTTCACGTAGTAATCCACCACTGATACCTTCTGTAGCCGCCTCTGCGCGCTGGTCGATGATAGCAGTAATATATGCCGCATCGTCTTTTAGGCTAAACAGTTCAGGGTCGTCACGTAACTCGTTGATACGTGTTAATAGTTGTTGCCCAATATTACTAAATCGTTTTTTGTTTGCACTGCACAATCCATGTACAAAGTTGCCGTGTTCATGCACTAAAGATGCACGGCCTCCATGATTGATACAGAAGTTGCGGCCAGTCACGGCAGGTTGGTTGCACTCGCCATGACTGACTTTTGCGTTACATAGTTTTACGACAACACCGTTACTGTTAGTTCTATGACGGATGCCATCTTCGCCTATGCTGATACTCATTCATCATCCTGCGTTTGCAAGTTAGTGGTATCCCACATTGATTGGCGCATTGCCGGATTCATCAAGTTGCCTACACGAAAGGTACTATTCATACCTTTAAGCATATTGTTTGCAGTCTTGATTTCACCTATACGCCGAAAAGGAAATACCTGCGGCTGTGTTGCCGCAGGTTCAGGAACTACTGTTTTAGCCATAAGGCTCTCCTATGCTTTACCCTTAAAGATGGTTTGTTCATTCATCCATTGAGCAAATGCTTGACGAACACGCTGTTGCTCATTGCCCTCTAACTTCTTAAAGTTGTCAGAGCCACGGAGCAATCTATCGTATTCTGCACGTGATTTCAGCCCGCCCTTTTCCGGCTTCATGCTTTGTTGTACAAGCGATACGCCTGTACCAAGGGCATCCCATCCTGCACTAGTCTTATTCTTGCGGAAGTAACTAAGTGCTTCACCACTAGGTTTGGCTTGCGCTACAGGTGCGGACTTACTAGATTCACTAGGCTTGCCTTGTTGTGAACTAGCCTGTGACCTTGTTGATGCTGGCTTGCCAGATGCTTGCGTAGATACTTTAGGTGCTGGCTTACCAGATGACTGCACTGGACGCACTCTGTCAGATGCACCTTCACCACGTAGTGCCGCATCAAACCCCATAACATCAGGATTTGTTTGACGGGTGGGAGCCGTTACCATATCTGAGTCCATCTTATTGCTGATAGTTTTTACACCGCTTTTAGATGGTTTACCTTGAGGCATTCTGTCAGCAACACCCTGTCCACGAATCGATGCATCAAACCCAGTTACATCTGGATTCTGCCTACCTTGTGGATTAAACTGGACATCACGCATCGTAGCGTCAAATCCCGGTTCTGGTTGAGGCAACTGCATACCACGCATAGTTGCATCAAAACCCGGTTCTGTAGGTAATCTTACTCCACGCATTGTTGCATCAAAACCAGATGGTGCGGCCATACTTGATGGACTATTACTTCCACCTAGTGCCGCCTGCCCAAATCGATTTGACATATTAGGCGCAGATTGCCCACCAAGTGCTGTCTGGCCAAAGGCATCTGTAGGGATGGCTCCACTCCCAGCAAGTTGAGCAAGCACCGCACGCAGGATTGATAATTTGTCTGTTTGTGGAGGCATCGTATTCGCTACTTCTTCTTTGTAAAGGGCATCTTCTTACCCTTGCTTTTTGCCTTCATCATCTGTTGTGACATCATGTTGTCAGGCATCTTCTTTTCTACGCCCATCATCTCGGACATAGACATCTTCTTCTTTTGCATAGCCATATTCCCTTTCGGGTAAGGCATTCCCATTGGCATAATTACTTCTTCCTGTTCTTGGCGGCTTGTTCTGCCTCTGACATACCAATCGCTATCGCCTGTTTACGATTAGTAACTTTGTTACCAGAGGAAGACTTGAGAGTTCCGGCCTTAAACTCGTGCATGACCGTACCCATTTTCTTTTGCTTGATACCCATCAACTTACTTAGCACGACGATAAATCTTATCTGCCGCACGGCGGTTCCTTGACGTACCTTCAATGACAAGGTCGTCTACATCACTGTACTCAGACTCATATTCGTTCTTATCGTCTTCAGCGTGTTCTTTGGCTTCTGCTTTTTTGACTTGCGCTAGAGTAGGCTTATTCTTCAACTTATGCTCAATCATCTCATTCCGCAACAACTGTCCAACTGTTGGTGTGCGCTTAAGGTTATGCTCACTCTTTTCCATTGCAAGCACGTCACGTGTTTCCAGTGAGTTGATGTGCTTGTTCATGCGACCCATCATTTGCGGTCAGCCCTTTTCTTGAGGTCTTGTTCCATCAACTTAGACATCTTGCCTTGGCTTGGATACGACGGTTTTTTAGTGGCGGTTTTAGCCATCCAGTCAGTATTGCGTTTTTCAACAGTGTCACTTGTGTTTCGGATTTTATTTAAAACAGGTTCCAAGCCGCCGGGTTCATTACGGTCATATCCTTCTTTAATGGCTTGCTTATCGGCTTTGGTATAGGCATCTTGTCCTCCAAGTGGACTAAAATGTTCATTCATTACCGCTTTACCCATATTGTCGGTGGCATCCATTGCCTCGCGGTACGAATTGTATTTCGTAACAGAGCCATTGGGATTGCGGACTTTAATTGGATTTTTCTTAAGTCCCTGTGGATATTTGTCTGCCATTAGTTACAGTTCCATGCACGCAAAGATTTATTGATGCGGCTATTAGGGTCGTTGGCCGTCTTGGCTGAGGTATTAGCACGCTTCATACCTTCCATTCTGGCGCAGAATGATTTACGACGTGCCGCATCTTTATCAGTCTTAGGATTTGGCGCAGGTGGCTTTAGGTTAGAGCCAGTCGTGCGATTAAAATGCGCTCGTCCAGCGGCATTGAGACCACCAGCAGGGTTCTGGTATTTCTTTACTACGCCCATGTACGCAGTATCCCGACAATATGCAATGACAGCAAGTGGTAATATCTACATCGACATCATCAGCAATACATACATAAAGGAATCACATGATTGACTTACAGACATTACCGTTAACGCATCGCCGCATACTTCATTACCTAGCAAAGGGAATGACGGCTAAAGAGATGTCTGACAAGATGGCCATCCCAGTGCGTACAATCAACTTTCACTTGCAGGTGCTATACAGCACCTTTGCTCTCCCCCCGGGTAAAAACCGTTTCATCAAACTGTTAATTGCCGCTGGCTATATAGAAGATAAAAACCCCATCGATTGATGGGGTTTCTGGTTTATGCAAACGGGTCGTCTATTTCCCAGTCAGCGGGGTTACCGCTTTTATTGGGTGAACCGTCACCGCCGC